GTTGAAAAATAATAACCTACTGGCTGGCGCAGATCTCGGGCTGGTTGCCGGGTACTGCAACGAATTGGGTTTGTATAAAAAAGCCTGCGAGATAAACAATAAAGAGGGCGAGGTTGTTGTTAACAGATTTGGCGAGCGTGTTGTTTCGCCGTGGTATGATGTGCGCAGCAAAGCATTGAAGCAAGCCACGCAGATGGGGCAGTTGTTTGGAATCACACCGAGCGCCCGGGCAAGAATTGAAACGGGCAACGTGAAGCCAGCGAGTAAATTAGAATTATTAAGAAAACCAAAAACCGCATAACATGAAAAAGACAGTTAACAAAGCAACGCACAAAGCAGCCTTTGAAACGGCGCACGTTGAATACCAGGGACGCGAGTACAGGATTGAAGAGCGAGGCCACCAATTTGTGATCACCATGGACCAGGGCAGCGGATTCCGTGAGTGTGGCAAGTTTGGTTTGTGGGATGAGGCGTTTGTTTATCGAAACTTGAAACTTGCAGAAGAGGCGAAGGCCATTTTTGAAAGCCAGTGCTTAAAGTTGAAAAGTATATAAGCGATGTGCAATCTGGCGCGTTGCCAGTTTGTGAACACGTGCGCAATGCCGTGGGTCGTTACGTTGCGGATCGCGCAGCGGGTTGGGGATTCTCTGATACCTACGCTTTGCATGCCATTGAATTTATTGAGCAGCTCGAGCATAGCACGGGCGAATATGCGGGCAAGCCGTTTGAGTTGGAACCTTGGCAGGCTTTTATAATTTGGAATCTGTTTGGATTTTTGAACGAGGACGGTAGCCGTAGATTTACGCGGGCTTATGTGGAAGTGCCACGCAAAAATGGCAAATCTACATTTAGCAGCGCGATTATGCTTTACGGGCTTATTGCAGATGACGAATCGGCGGCGCAAGTTTACAGTGCGGCCACAAAGTTAGACCAGGCAATGATGGTTTTCGGCGAGTCTGTTAGGGTTTGCCAAAATCTGCCCTGGTTGAACGAGGCGCTCACCGTTAACAATTCTGTAAACAATCGGCGGATCCTTTACGGTCAATCTATATACAAACCGCTCGAGTGGAACCCAGGCAAGCAGGACGGACTCAATGCGCACTTTTGTTGCATTGATGAATATCATGCCCATCCAAATGATGAGCTTTACAACGTAATCCGAAACTCAATGGGTGCAAGGCGGCAGCCGTTGCTGTTTACCATTACGACGGCGGGCTTTAATCGTGAGGCGCCATGCTACAAACACCGACAGTATTGTGCAGGTGTGTTGAGTGGCAACATAAAAGACGATGCTTTGTTTTCTGTCATCTATACATTGGATGAGGGCGATGATTGGACGGACCCCGCAGTATGGGCCAAGGCAAATCCTAATTGGGGCATTTCTGTAAACCCGCGCCAACTTGAGCAGGGATTGACCGAGGCCAAGGAGTTCGTGCACAAAGAAGTTGAATTTAAAACCAAACTGCTCAACGTGTGGACCGATACGGCAATGACTTGGATTAGCGACAGCGATTGGAAAGCCTGCGACGGCGCGGATGATCTTGAAGGCGCTTTGTGTTATGGCGGATTGGATTTGGCAAGCACTGGGGACTTTTGCGCATTTAGTTTGTACTTCCCAGAATTTCACGCGATTCGCTCATGGTATTGGCTACCAGTCGAAACGGCATACAAACGCAAGGACGCCGCAGGGCAATCGATTAGGCAATGGGCAGCCGATGGGCATATTGAGTTAACGGACGGCAACGTAACTGACTACGCTTTTATTAAGGCGCGGGTTATTCAGTTGGCGCAGCAGTACGACATCAAAGATATTGCATTTGACCGCTTCAACTCTTCGCAGTTGGTGATTGAGCTACAAAACGAGGGCTTGCAAATGTTCCCATTCGGGCAGGGCTTTGTATCGATGTCGGCACCTACCAAAGAACTGGAGCGGTTGACAAAGGATAAACAATTAAGGCACGCGGGCAATCCCGTTACTCGTTGGATGATGGGCAACATAATGCTGCGCACTGATCCCGCGGGTAATATCAAAATAGACAAAGCCAAGTCGGGCGATAAAGTCGATGGGCCTGTTTCAATAGTTATGGCGTTAGGCACTTGCATGCAGGATGCCGCCAAAGAAAAAGAATCTGATTTTTGGTTTGTAAGCTTATGAAATTTTTGGACGACTACATGCAGGAATATTACAACAACCTACCGAGATATCGGACATATGAGGATGCCTACAATGCAACCGAGGAAAAGTATTTCGGCAAGTTTGGCGTGCGTCGTTACAAAAACTACGATGTATTCAGGGCAGCATTGAGCAGGTGGTTGGCCCAGGGGCGTAATAAGTAATTTGTTAACGTGATTGATTTAGGGCAGTTGTAATTTGCGGGCGATGAATCTAAAATTCTGGCAGCCAAAAAGAGCGGAGAAGCGCAGTAGCTTATCGCAGCCAACTGATTGGCTAGTGAATACTTTACAAAATGTTTTCGGATATCAAACAAAAAGCGGTCAGGCGGTTAATGATCGCACGGCGCTATCTATTGCGTCGGTGCACGCGTGCGTTAGAGTTATTGCTGACGGTATTGCGGGGTTATCTTTAAAGTTGTATAAAGATGATGGCACCAATCGCGAGCAGGTTGTGATCCATTACGCCACGGCATTAGTAAACGAGCCAAATCCCTATCAGACCAAATACGATTTCACCAAATACATGGTGAGCCACTTGGCTCTGAAGGGCAACGCCTACGCTTTTATCAATCGCGACAGCAGATATTTGGGTATTGAGTTGCACCCGATTGCACCCGATTACGTTCAGCCAATCATGCAGGACGGGCAATTGTTTTACAAAGTGAATCGCAAGGGCTTCCCTGGTATGATTCCAGCGGCCGACATGTTGCACTTTAAAGGGCTTTGTGGTGATGATCCGCTTGTGGGTTTGTCCCCCATCGTGGTGCACGCCGAAACCTTGGGTATTGATTTGGCAGCGATTAGCCAGAGCGCAGGCGTCTACAAAAATGGAGTATTGAAATTTTTGTTAACATCTGATGCGCAGATTAAACCCGAGCAGGCAGTGCCATTGAAGAAATCTTTGGATGACGTTATAGACGGGGCAAGCCGCAGCACTGTGTTACCCAATGGCATCAAGATGGAAAAACTATCTTTAAGCCCAGAAGAGGCGCAGTATTTGGAAACCCGCAAATTTTCGGCTGAGGAAATCGCCCGAATTTTTGGGGTGCCCGCTTCCATGATCGGCGCAAAGGATGGCATTAAGTCCAGCGTTGAGCAGGAATATCAAGATTTTTACGCCCGCACTTTGGCATCTTACGCCATCAATATCGAGCAGGAAATGGCCCGCAAGCTGTTAACAGAAAATGACAAGTTAACTTATTACTTTAAATTTAACTTTAATTCGCTGTTGAGAGCCTCCGCCAATGAGCGCGCTGACTATTACAATAAAGGCATTCGCGGCGGTTGGCTTTCACGTAACGAGGCCCGCATGTTTGAAGATGCAAACGGATTTAATGGAGGCGATGAGTATTTGATCGAATCCAATTTGATGCCGTCGAGCAAAATCGATGAATATATGGATGCCAAGATTGCGCAACTAATGAGCACCGCCGACAAAAACAACAACCCAGAGGGAACTAATAACACAGAAGTAATCTAATGAAACAAGAAAGGCGCACATTTACGGGCACTGTTCACACCAGAGAGGACGGCGAAGGCATGCCAAAAGAAATTGGCGGCATTGCTGCTGTCATTAATTCCGCTACGGATCTCGGATATTTTGAGGAGGTTATTATGCCGGGGGCGTTTGACAATGCTCTGTCAAAAGATTACGACATTCGTTGTTTGTTCAACCACGAAGCCGAGTTAATTTTGGGCCGCACAAAAGCAAACACCTGCAAAGTATTTGTAAATGGCGACGGTAATCTTGAATATACCTGGGTGCCAGATTATGAGAATCCAACACATATGAGCGTTGTGCGTTCTATTATGCGCGGCGATATCACGCAAAGTTCATTTGCCTTCACGATCAAAGAACAAATGTGGAGCGAGTCGGAAAAATACGGATCTATGGGCAAGCGCACAATAAAAGTAATTGAGGATTTGTATGATGTTAGCCCTGTAACTTATCCCGCTTATGCCGATACTGAAGCCGACGCCCGTAGCATTGTTGCTATGCGTGATCAGGAACAAGAAATCGAAGAGGCCAAAAGAAGCCAAGCCTCTGCCGATGTTATTAAATTGGCTTTATTAAGATACCAAAACCTTTAAACAAAAAACAAAATCATGAATAAAATTAAAGCATTGAAAGAAGAGCGTGGACGTTTGCTCGGCGAATTGTCTACCTTGCAAACCACAATCGAAAAAGAAGCCCGTTCTATGGCTGATTCTGAAACCAATCGCTTGGCTGAAATCGAGGCTCGTTTGGGCGCGATCAAAGCTGAGGTTGAAACCTTGGAGAAATTGCAAAACTTGGCTGCACAAGCTGCCGGTCATTCTGCAAGCCGTGGTGAGGAAAAAGAAAAAGAAAGCATGGCTAAAGATTACAGCTTTAAGCGTGCAATCAATTTGGCTACCACTGGACGCCGCGAAGGTGTTGAAGGTGAATTTTCTCAAATTGGTGCTGAAGAGTTCCAGCGTTCTGGTGTAAGCGTAAGCGCTCACTCTGTAAAAATCCCTTCTGAAGTTTTCAAACGTGATATGACTGCTACTGGCGGTACTTCTGGTTCTGAAGGTGGTGTAAACGTTCAAACTTCTGTTGGTTCTATCATCGATGTATTGTTGCCTCGCACCGTATTGCGCGGTTTGGGTGTACAGCAGTTGTCTGGATTGGTTGGTAACTTGGATATGCCAACAGCTTCTACCGTTCCTAGCGCTGGTTGGAACACTGAAAACGGTTCAGCTTCTGAAAAGAGCCCCGCATTCAGCAAAATCACTTTCAGCCCTAAGCGTTTGGCCGCTTACATTCAGGTATCAAACCAGTTGATGTTGCAATCTAGCAACTCAATCGACGCTTACGTGCGTAACTGGTTGTTGAATGCAATGGCTCAATCTTTGGAAACTGCTGCCATCAAAGGTGGTGGATCTAACGAGCCTACTGGTATCATTGCCAATAGCAACGTTAACGTAACTTTTGCAGGTGGTGCATCTTCTAACAGCACAAACGCTAACGGTATCGCTCCAGTATGGGCCGACGTTGTTAACTTGATGAAGGCTGTAGAAAACGCAAACGGTGAGGGTGTTGCTTACTTGACCAACCCTAAAGTAAAAGCCGCTTTGCAAACTATCCCCCGCCAAGCTTCTGGTGTTGAAGGTAACTTCATTTGGGCAAGCGGTGGCGCTGAATTGAACGGTTACAACGTAGCCACTTCAACTTTGGTTCCTTCTAACTTGTCTAAGGGTACTAGCTCAACTTTGTCTGCAATGATCTTCGGTGACTTCTCCAAGCTCGCTCTGGCTTCATGGGGTGGTGGCATGGAATTAGTGGTAGATCCATTTAGTGGAGCAACCGCTGGCTTGACCAACGTTATCCTTAACTCTTACATGGATGTAAACTTGTTGCAGCCTACTGCATTCGCAGTTTGTAAGGACATCGTAGCCTAATAATCTGCCCGCTTGGGGGCGTAAAAGTTCCAAGTGCCGGGGGTGATCTTGACTGCATCACCCCTGGGCCAATATGAAAGTGAGATTTACAGCAAACCCTACAGGGCAATTTAATTTAAGTTACAACGTAGGCGAGGAAGTAATAATGGAAACCAAGCAGGCCATGCTCTTAATTGAGGCGGGCGTTGCTGAAGAGATTGCAGTATTGACGCCAGCCAAGCCTAGCAAAAAGGCAAAGCCAGTAAACCCTGAAACCGAATTAGACGCCGAATAAAATGTTTGTCAGCCGTAGATATACCGCCTTCGCAAATGCCGCTACTGACTACCTCAGTTTGGCAGATGCAAAAACCCATTTAAGGGTTACAAGTTCCTCAGATGATACTTACATTTCGGGGCTTATCTCTATGGCAATTGATGCCTGCAGTAATTATTTGGGCTACTCGATTCGCAAAGGGACGGCAAAGTATGGCTTCGACTCATTTACAGGCATGCCTGCGCTCGTGAATCCCGTGAATGGCCTCAATATACCTTCGGGAAATTATCTGCGCTTAAACACGCGCTGCTTGGCTATTAACTCCGTGAGCTATGTAAACGACTCGCAGGCGGTTGTTGCTTTTGATTCTGGCGATTGGTTGGTTTCGCCTGATCCGATGGGCGGATATTCTCGAAATATCTTTTTTGAAGATACCCCATCCTCAATAACAGACGATGTTATTAAGTACATTGTTGAAATCTCTGAGGGTTTTAACCCTGTCGGCACTTCTTCTGTAGATCCTGATACAATTCTACCCGCCACGATTAAACACGCGGCGCTGTTGTTAGTTGCTCAGTACTACGACAATAGGCAGGCCATCATTGCGGGAAGTATTAACAGCGAAATGAATTTCGGCTTTCACTACCTACTCGATCCGTACAAAATCCAAATCATGATCTAATGAATGCGGGGTTAATGGATGTTTTGGTAAGCCTGCAAAGTTATACCGAAACCATAGATACAAACACAGGCGAGAAGCTGCAAACGTGGACCGAATATGCAACCGCATGGGCGCAGCGTGTTGAGCAGGAAAGTGGTGCGGAGAATGTAAACGCAGACAGGCGCGAACATAAGCAAATTGTGATGTATACCATTCGTTTCAATTCAGCGGTAGGCGTTAAGCACAGAGTTGTTGATGACAACGGAGCGCACAACATTGTTAACATAGCAAACCTGCAGCGGAATCTATATTTGAAACTACAAACCGAATTAACGCAATAATGGCAAACAAACGCGAGACAAAAATGGACGGCCTTGCTGAAATACTTTCAGCACTGGAAAAAATGGGCGTCGATGTCAAGTCTGAAAAATTGCAGAACATGATAAAAAAAGAGTCTCAGTGCATTATTGATACGGCTAAAAGTTTAGCGCCTGCCGATACAGGCAACATGCGAAACTCAATCGGCTTTATTACAAAGATGGATAAAGATAACAGAGAGCGCGTTTTGATTGGTTTAAATGGCAATTATTACAACCATTATTTGGGCGTGATGTTTGAGTATGGAACTGTTGCTCGTATACAAGAAAGTACTGGAAGGTACACGGGGCAACTTGGAACACAACGCGCATTTATGCGGCCCGCAATGGATCAAAATAGAAATCGTGTAATCGAAGGTATTAAAAAAGGCGTCGATCAAATCATCGCCGATTTAGCAAAGAAAAATAATCTAATATACAAATAACCATGGCAATCTCTGGACCAGTAAACGGCACGCTGATAAGCATCTATAAAGATGTTAGCGGAACCTTGACCAAAATCGCAAACGCGACATCTCATTCAATCGACATTTCTAAAGATATGATCGACGTAACTAACAAAGACAGCGCAGGCGCTAAAGAATTTATCGCTGGCGAATATGGCTACACTTTGAACGTTGAAGGTATTTTTGAAGAAGATGCATCTGTGAGCACAAGCGGTTTGTCTTTTAAAGATCTTTTGACCGACTTGTTAGCAGGTACTGCTGTAACTGTTGTAATGACTACCAACAGCAGCGGCGACCAAAAAATGACAGGATCGGCTTTCTTTAGCAGCTTATCATTGAGCGCACCTAACAACGACAAAGCAACCTTCACAGGCACCTTGCAGGGAACGGGCGCTTTGACTGTTGGCACTGTATCGCCTTAATACTTTTTGTCTTATCTTTGTGGCATGAGCCACATTATCATTGGGGGTGTTCAGCACCCCCTTTTGTTTAACATGAACAGCCTGCGCAACGTTATGCAGTTGGCTGGGATGGAGAATTTCGCAGATCTAAACCTGCAAAAAGACCTTGCCAAATCTATGGACTTCGCATTAAGTTGCGCGTTCTATGGGATTCTGGAAGGCTACGAAGCCGACGGCAAAAAAACGCCATACCCCACCATTCAAAAGTTGGGCGCATCTGTTAAAAGATTTACAGAGTTGAGCCCTGCACTTGATGGATTCACGCAGGCCGTTAGTGATTTCTTTAGCACTGAAGAGCCAGAGGGAAAGTAAAAGCCAAGGGCGACGGCGCACCGCTAACTTGGCGCAAGATTGAGCGCATCAGTTACGGCGAATTGAATCTAACTGAGCGGGAGTTTTGGAAATGCTCGCCACGTTTTTGGCGTTTGAAATTGGAGGGGATGCGTGAGGCGCAGACTCAAGAGTATAGAAACCAGTGGGAATTAATGCGCTGGGCCGTTGCTACTTCTATGGCCCCGCACCTAAAGAAACCCATAGAGCCGAAAAGGCTGTTAACATTTCCATGGGAAGAGCCCGAGTTTTTGTCCATTCACGAAGCCGTTAGGTTATATTCGCATGTCTTTGATAAGTTAACCCCAGACGCCAAGGCATGAGCGCACCCATAAAAATAGTATATAACATTTTAAGCAATGCGTCAGACCTCACGGCGTTGGTTTCCACTCGCTTAAATCCTTTGCGGATTCCGCAAGAGTCTGCATTCCCTGCAATTGCTTATAATTTAGTTAGCGTAATTGCAAGCCCTACCAATACAAGCCACTCACGCACAGACTTTGCTCGGGTGCAAGTTAGTAGTTTTGGCACCACGTTTGCCGATGCGATGGACACAGCCGCACAAGTTAGAGCCGCGTTTGAATCTGCTACCTTCCCAGATACTTTTAATGGGGTTTACTGCCAGGCGATTGAGTTCGATGGCGAAGTGCATTTGGTTGAGGATGAGGCAGGATTTGCGGGAATTTATCACGTTGCTCAGGACTTTATAATTAATTACATTTATGCCGCGCCAGTGCCATCTGGTGCTAGTTATTTGTTGCTCGAAGATGGCGCATATTTATTACAAGAAGATAGTTATAAAATAGAATTGTAAGCATGGCAAGGTCGTTAAATATAGTAATTGGCGCAAACATTGAGAAGCTCAGACAGGGCTTTAATGATGCGATATCAGTAATCAAAAAGGCGGGCGGTGAAATGTCTGCCGATGTTGCTAAGAGTGCAAAAAGCATTGAGGAGAAGCTGGCGAGCATTGCAACAAAAAACCCAACGATGAGCACTGTCAGACAGTTGACTCAGTTGGCAATGGAAGCCCGGGCATTGGGTCCAGAGTTTGCGGCTTCTGCAGATCAGTTTATAAAAGAAGCGGGTAGGATAAAGGACAGCATAGGCGATGCCAGGGCAGAGGTTGGGTATTTTGCAAGCGATACGCGCCGATTGGATGCAGTGTTAGGTGGAGTGCAGGCAGTTGCCGGGGCTTTTGGGGCCGTTGAGGGCGCACTTGCATTGGCAGGGGTTGAAAACGAGGATCTACAGAAAACAATGGTAAAGCTTCAGGGCGCCATTGCTTTAGTGAATGGAGTGCAAGCCATACAAAACGCATTGCAAGCCGAGAGCGCTGTGCGTATTGGGATAACTACGGCAGCCACTAAACTTTATACATTAGTAACGGGAGGCGCAACAGGGGCAACGCTTGCATTTAGAACTGCGTTGATGAGCATAGGGATTGGCGTTGCGATTGCAGGGATTGGCGCATTGATTGCCAACTTTGACAAATTAAAAAACGCAATTTTTCCCGCTGATGCCGCGCTGAAAGGTTTAAATAATACGCTCGACAAAACGATAGCAAAAAACGAGCGCGATATAAAAGTAATGGAGGCAAAGGGCAATAAATTAGGCGCCTTTGCTTTACAAGAACAGAATTTAAATTTAACGCTACAAAAAGCCCGCGCAAACTTTGGCAAAAATAATAAAGAGAACTGGGGCAAAATAATTGACGATACTAAAACGGCGTTAACCGTATTAAAAATACAAAGAGACAATTATAACGCAGCCGAGGCCGCCAAACAACAAGAGCATGAAGCCGATATTTTAAAGCAAAATCAAGATGCCTACAACAAGCGTCTAGAAAACTTTAGAAAGTATAAAGCACAAAGACAGTTAGAGGCGGAAAAGGCTAGGAATGAATTGAAGGCAACAGAAATTGAAACCGTTGCTAGTGGCCCACGCCAAGGAATCAAAACAATTGATCCCGCGCCTATTGATATTAAGGCACCGCAGAAACTTGAGCACACATTTACGCAAATCGATTATGCGATGCAAAACCAAATCGCAAAGCAGGAAGAGTATGAAGAGCGTTTTGCGAAATCAATGGAGGGCGTTAATCAGGCGTTTAATAGTTTGACCGCTGACGGGCTCGAAGCGTTTGGGGTATTGTTGGGCGATATTATGACGGGGCAAATCGGAAGCTTTCAAGATTTTGGCAAGAAATTACTGGGATCGGTTGCGGCATTCATGAAATCCTTTGGACAGGCATTGATTGCAACGGCTACAGCGTCAAAGGCTTTTAAAGAGTTGCTAATTAAAAACCCTGTGCTCGCAGCTGCTGCGGGTGTTGCCTTGGTTGCGGGCTCTGCGGTGATCACTAACATGCTAAACAAAGGCCCACAGGCTACAGCCTTTGCCGAGGGTGGTATTGTGAGCGGTCCGACTTTGGGATTGGTAGGTGAATATCCCGGGGCGAGTTCTAACCCTGAAGTTATCGCACCACTTGACAAACTTAAGGGGATGCTAAACACAAACGAGCAAAGCGGATTTGTTGCTAGCACCACAATACAGGGGCGAGATTTGGCGATAGTATTGGAACGATATAACAAAGATTCAAGAAGAGGATAATGGCAAGGAAATACTATGGTTCGTTTTATTCGGTTACGGGCAAACTGCACCGCGTTGAAATTTGGGATGCGCCGAGCGGTTCGGGATCAGGTGGCACAGAGTTAAAACTTGCGGGCGATGGCTACGAAATACAACGCGATGGTGAAGGCGATACATTTTATCAAAATGCTATCAGACCTTCACGCAGTACAAGTTATTGGGTCATGCCATCCAACACAGTACTGGGCGAGTTCAAAGCAATTGCCACAACATCAGAACAATTTTGGGCTGTGCTTATCTATCAAGATAACTCTTTGGTGCACGTCGGCCGAGTTCTTGCGGATCAAATGACATTCCAACGTGAGGCCATAGAAGCTAAGCCCATTATTTCTTTGGGCGCTGTGGATGGCTTAGAACTTCTGAGCGGTTACAAAGTACAAGCTTCGTGGTTTACCGATGGCAAAATAACAATCGCACAGTTATTTCGTAGGTGCCTAGATGAGTTGGCGCTTAAAGATTACTGGGTTGTTGCTAGTGCAAATACAGATTATTTTCGTGATGCTGTTGCGCCGTTTTCTTTGGATGCTACACGCAAAGGCATTGATCTTTTGCAGGTTGATGTAAATACTTTTGTAGACAATTACGACCAATTTAAAGACATCAAAGCTACCGACATTGCTGCTTTTCAATATGCTGAAAACAACATGATGGATTGCAAGGCAGCACTTGAGCAAGTTTGCGAAATTCTGCAGGCTCGATTCATCCTAGAAATCGGTAAGTATTGGCTAGTGAGCGCAACCGAATATCTAGATACAACCGTTGCCTATCGCCAATATAACTACACGCTTCAGTATATTGGAACGGGTACCTACACGCACACGGTAACGCTCGGCAACGATGTGCGCCCGCAATGGATAGCCAAGCCATCGCTAAGCTATCAGGCGGCCGCTAAATACGTGCAGATTGACACAGAGCGAATGCTTGCGGCCACGGCCTACAGGACTTATGCAAATCAATCAGACGCCTCATTTGCTAAAACATTTACAGGGGTGCCAACTGGTAGCACGCCAGATGCTGCGCCGTTAAGAATCCGATTTGCTATAAAATTTGGCAGGCATACATTTACCACCTCGCCAACGGGTCCAGAGGATAAGACAAAAGTACGAATAAAAATATATTTGAGAGATGGCGGCAGTGGTTACAGGGTATTAGATTTAAATACTTTGCTATGGGTCAGCGCTTCATCTGTTCCAGGTGCGACATTTGTAGAAGAGATTGCAAACGACTTTCAAAATAGTAACTGGACATCATTTGTATTTGATAAGCAAGTGAGCACACCGCCTGCAGGCTTTACTATTTTAGAAGTCGAAGTAATTCAAGTGCAAGCAATAAAACAAAAATTTAATATATTCGGAAACCCTAGCGCGTTAAATGAATTTGATAAACCATTTTGGGGATCTATACAGCTAGCATTCGCCGACGCTTCGCCATACCAAAACCCAGATTTTACTTTCAACATAACCGAAACTTACACGCCAGATACGGCCAACAGCGTAAACTCTACGCCGATAATTTTAGAGCCAAAGTATTACAGCAGCTCAAGCAAATACGCTATCGGAAATATAGACGCTTACAACTCAAGCAACCAGTGGGTAATTGCAGACGATTGGCGAGGGGGATGGGATAGCACAACACACGGCACGCCTACTGAAATGCTCGGCCAAGGCATTGCAGGATTGTATAAGGATTTTGTGCCAACAATACGAGGCACCTGGGCAGACTCAGGAACTTTAACCGCGATTAAATCACTTTACTTTGATGACTACAAATGGCTATTAAATGGCGCTGTTTATACAGCACGTTCTGAACAGTGGGACGGCGAGTGGGTAGGCTTGGTACCAATCTACACGGGGCTAACTTCTTCGGGCGAAGGGCTGAAAGTTGGTTCTGGTTTAAAGGATCGCGTTAATTATATGGACGATCAGATTGGGCGACTAAATGATTCCGTACAGCGCACCCCTGCATTGGTATTAAATTATTTAGTGAATGATGCCGACGGTGCGCCCGCAACTACACCAACGCAAAATACACGTTACGAGGTGATGGTGCAATACGACGATGCAGCCGAACAAGTTGCTTGGCACCTGCAAGAGCACAACGCAAGCGTAACCTACACAGCCGGGACTCACACAATTACAAACGGCTACGAGCTTATTATTTGCAACACTGCCGACGGCAATGTAACTGTGAACTTGCCCAACGCAACCGAGAGCAAAGGCAAAAAATACTATTTCCTAAAAAAAGCAAGTGCCCACGTTGTTACAATAAGCGGCGGGTCTTATAATATAAACGGCTCTAGTAGTACTACAATCAATCAGCAATACGGAAGCAAGACAATTATAAGCGACGGCGCCCAGTGGTATATTATTAGCAGCGTTTAATTTGTTAACGAGTCGGCGGTAGGTGTTTTGTAATTTTGGCATATGCCAGACCAGAAGATTTCGGAACTCGCCGCCATTACGACCATCGACAACGCGGCCGATGTTCTGCCAATAGTTGATACAAGCGCAACCACCACAAAGAAAGTAACGCCCACGCAGTTAAAGACTAGTTTGGCGTTGAATAATGTTGACAATACAAGCGACGCCAATAAGCCAGTGAGCTCAGCGCAGCAGACTGCTTTGGATGCTAAGCAGGCGACGTTGGTAAGTGGTACAAACATCAAGACCGTAAACAACACAAGTTTGTTGGGAAGCGGAAACATTGCCATCAGTTCAGCAGTTGCTTGGGGTGGTGTTACTGGAACTTTGTCAAACCAAACCGACCTGCAAACGGCATTGGATGGCAAGGTTGATGAGAATTCTGCCATTACTGGAGCAACCAAAACAAAGATCACCTACGATGCGAAAGGTTTGGTAACTGCTGGGGCAGATGCAACCACAGCCGACATCGCAAGTAGCACAGACAAAAGATATTTAACCGATGCCCAATTGGTAGTTGTTGGGAATACAAGCGGAACGAATACAGGTGACAACGCAACCAACTCGCAGTATAGCGGATTGGCAACAAGCAAACAGGATGCTTTGGTTTCAGGTACAAACATTAAGACCATCAACAGCACTTCGCTTTTGGGTAGTGGTAATGTCGCAGTTGAGCCAACAATTACCGCCACAACTTCAGCGGATTACTACAGAGGGGACAAAACCTTTGCAACCCTTAACAAGTCTGCGGTAGGTTTGGGCAATGTTGACAATACTTCGGATGCAAACAAACCCGTTTCAACTGCAACACAAACGGCACTTGATGCAAAGACAAACAAACTGATTACCACCAACAGACAGACCGCTTCATATACTTTGGTTTTGAGTGATGCGGACAAATTGGTTGAGATGAATGTAGGAAGTGCAAACAATCTCACAGTCCCTTTGAATAGTTCAGTTGCGTTCAGCACAGGCACACAGATTCTTTTGGCACAATATGGTGCGGGACAAACTACAATCGTTGCCACAAGTGGGGTAACAATCCGAAGCAATGGGGCAAAGTTGAAATTAAACGCCCAATATAGCGGTGCAACTTTGGTGAAGATTGCTGAAAATGAGTGGTATTTATTTGGAGATATAGCATAATGATTTTAGCAAGTCACGGAATTATCGCCTCACAGATTGCGTCGTTTGATGCGGATGCGGTTGCGTTCTTTAATCGTGTAACTACGGCAGGGGGAACATTAAGCACAACCGAAAAACAAGCGGTGAATCAGTTGGTTTTGGACTTAAAAGCCAATTCACTTTGGACACCTATGAAAGCCATTTATCCAATGGTTGGAGCAAGTGCGGCAGCGTGTGCGCAGAACTTAAAGAGCAGTTCATTTACGGGTACTTTTACAAGCACAGGTTGGACTTTTGCGAGTACGGGGGTTACGCCAAACGGTTCAAGTGCGTATATGGATACGAATCTTAACGAAAATTCACAGATGTCCTTAAACAGTTGTAATGTAGGAATATATACACCATCAAATAATCAAACTCTTTTAAACTATGATTTTGGTGTTTATAACGGCAATGATTCAATCACATCAATTTTATTTTATATAAATTTAACTTTTTTTAGAAATATGAATATTGATGGTGGGAATACTGCTCCATCAAATATTTCTGGTTTTTGGCAAAATAATAGAACCTCATCAAATGTGACTAAAACACATTTTAATAACACCATAAGAAATATAAGTAGTTTGGCAAGTGTAGCAAAAAGTAATTATAATTATTTTCTTTCAGCCTTAAATTTTGCTGGTACTAGTAATTTGTATGGAGTAAATACAATTAGTTTTGCATTTATTAGTAACGGTTTAACCGACACAGAAGCAAGTGACTTCTACACCGCAGTACAAGCGTTTCAAACCACTTTAGGTAGGGCCATCGCTCCTTGATAATATGCTTACACTGTTGTATATTTGTGTTATGGGTAATAAATGGTCAACATTGAAGCCATTGGATGCTAACTACATTGTGAGCAACTATGGCAAGAAAACCGTACAACAAATTGCAACTGATTTAAACGCAACCACAGACAGAGTTCGTAGGGTGTTAAAAATGCAAGGAATACCAATGATGGGCAAATCTGAGATGTACGCCAACATCAAACAATTAAAGTTTGATTATGAGGATGCGTTGTGTGAGGATTATAGAAATGGAGCAACTCAATTGGAATTGGTAAAAAAATATAATATAGGTGCTGAAAAAGTGATATTGCTTTTGGAACGAAATGGCATTGACCGATTAAAAGGCAAAGGCAGTGTAATGGCAAAAGTTTGGGCAGATGGGAAACGTAAGCCAAGAAATTGCAATAAGGGTGGTACACAAGACATTCACAATGCTTTGTACAATAGATGGAAAGCAAATGCCAAATCAAGAAACTATCCATTTACCGCAAGCATCAAGTACTTGCAAAGCGTTTTAGAATTACAAAATTACAAATGTGCTTTGACTGGTTCTCAATTGCTTTGCCCAAAAACATACAACGAAAAGCGTGAAATGACATCTAATCCTTATTTGGTATCTTTGGATAGGATTGATAATGATTTAGGATATGATGAAGGCAATGTACAATTTGTTTGCGTATGGGCAAACAAGGCACGAGGAACTTATGATAACGATATGTTTAAAGAAATAATCAACAACCTAAAAAGACAAGTATGATAGGTTACACACTTACACCCGAACAATACGAGCAGATTCAAGGTCAGTATATCAACCCTTATCAATTTATCAACTGCGTTCAAGATATTAACGGCGTTTGGTTCTTTTTTGGCAATGAGCAAGACAAAGAAGCGTTTGCCAATACTCAATTTATGTGGTTGTTTGATTTACCACAAGCCGAATACATTCCACCAGCACCCCCACCATTCCCAATATGACAACACCGAAAGTAAAACCCAATGCCCTTCCCGTTTCGTTTGACCAATTTCGTAAAAACCCTGTTGCTGCCGTGGCTTTTTGTATGCTTTTGGCTGTTAGTTATTTGTATATGGACTTGCGTTCGGGCTACAAGGAACAGATTGAAAAGAGTAATCAAAAAATTGATGCTTTGGATTTAAAGATTGACCGCCTCAGCTACGCGTTGAAAAAATCTGATAGCGCACTGGCTGCCGCCATTACTGAAATCCGCATAATGAATACAATGAAAAAACTATGAAGCACTTTACTTTGATTTTTGCCGCTTGTTTATTTGTTAGCATCGTTGCTGTACCTACAGAAAAAGCCAAGGCCGTGCCAGTGGATGAAGTTGAGGCAATGCTGGGAAAGATTACTAAAAATTTGCAAGCCGCATCTGTTGCAACTGCACAGGCAAAAGCAATGGGGGAGGCAATGGTTGAAAGTAAGGTAGCGGAAAAGGCTGAATTGAAGGAGGCTGTAGTTAAGGCGCAGGCCAAGGCCCAGGTGTTTGAATTGAAGGCGGAAAAATATGCCACCACAATGCGGATCATGGGCGTTGATACTGCACTAGCTGAAATGGACACGATAAGCCTCAACAATATGCTAAAACTTAACGGGTTGTAATGGCAAAGGCGAGCGCATCCGTAGGTAAATGGCAACCAAAGCCCAAGCGTAAAAACAAAGGCGTACATTCAAAAAATAATAAGCCCGCGAAAAGATACCGCGGCCAAGGACGATGAAAAAAATACTCGAAATATTTAAGGGCGATAACGGCCAACTTTCAAGCAAGCGTTTTGTAGGGATCATTGGCGCTTTTGTTCTGTTTGGAACGATGGCACACAACTCAATGAGCCCGCAGGAGATTGCACCCAGTGCGGAATTGGTGGCGGCTGTTGAATGGGTTACAATTTTAACCCTCGGCTTTACTTCTGTCGATAAGTTTAGCGGCAAAAAGGGTGAGCAAGAGTAATCTCACGATACTGCTGTTGGTCCTGCTGGTTTTTGGCGGGATGGCTTACGTGGAATTTGCGGTACCTAAGCGCGAGCGGGTAGTGCACGGCCCTGCGATACGGATCGTTGAAAAAGACCTCGATACACTCTATCAAATCCGCCTGAAATACAAAGCCCTGCACGATACACAAATTGTAATTAATCAAAAATATGATACGCTCTATATTTCTATCGCTGGTGATACTTCTTGCGGCACCACATTGCGCCTTATCGCAATGCACAGACAGCTCGACTCTATCGGCAAATAATTACTATCTGCTGAAAGGCGCTGAAGCCCGCGAGAATCTGTCGCTTTGTATTGAATATCGCAAGATTGATGCGGAGGTGATTGCGCAACAGGATAAGATCCAGGCGAAGCTACTCGATGAGCTGCAGAAGCGTGATATCAAATATAAGCGCCTTCGCCGCACAACTTATGCAATTGCAGCCGTCTTTTTATTAACTTTGATATTATGAATATAGCAGTATTAAAGGCGACCATGGCCGCCAAAAAATATGCCTTCTTTGAAGATGGCGAGTACAATTTAAATATTATCGGGATCCGTAATAGTTCCACAGGCAACAAAGTAACAAACGCATTCGACGATAAGCTTGTGGTTGCTTACAAAATACAAAACACTTGGGTAGTAAAAGAGTGGGCTGCCACAACTGACAACGGCGGCGGAACTGCTCGCCTAGTTGCAAATCAGTACCGCGGATCTCACGCCATTGGATTGCACCAGGGAAAGTATGAGGCGCTCAAACAATGCGGCCCTGTAACTGTCTACCGGGATTACACCAAAGACGGAATTTATCAAACGGATAAAACCGAGACAGGCGTTTTTGGTATCAATATACACAAGGCTGGAGTTGACAGTGCCCGGGTGGATGACTGGAGCCACGGCTGCCAAGTGTTTAAGCGTGTTGCAGATTTCAACGAGTTTATGGCACTCGCAAAAAAAGCGGCCACCATTCACGGCAACCGCTTCACTTACACTTTGCTCGAATCTAAGGATTTAGTTCAGGCGTTGGGTTAATCAATTTAGCGTTGATCGCTGCAACCCCTGCGGGCTCTTCGTGTTGTATGTCTACAACTTCCTCAACGCTGTGCATCCCCATTGTGATCTCGGGGGCGTAGAGACGGCCAAAGAAAGCGGCGGCCCTGTAGCGCATCATTAGCTCGGGCATTGTTTTCCATTTGCTGCCCGCCTTGCTCACCCAGCCTTCGGCGTTTGCCATTGCCATCGTAACGGCGGGGCCTTCTACGGTTTCGCCTGTTGCCTTTTCGGTGGCTACTGCCTTTATACCTTTGTCAAGATCACCAACAAAGCGCAGGGCGGTGAACTTCCCGCAGCCGTTAATTGCGGCGATCACAAATGTACTGGACCAACTCGGCCGCCCGTGAATGATGTGCAGATTTTGCATCACCATAAGCGGCGAGGCGCCGATGCGGTTTGCAATTTCCAAGGCCACCAAAGTATTGGCAACATTGCCCTTGTATTGTTGTGGTACCAAGTCTGAAGCGCTCAGGGCTTTTGCTTGGCGTTGGGCCAGCTCGAAGCTGCTGAGTGGCGCGGGGTTTGTTTCTGTTATTTCTGTGCTCATAAAATTACCTTAGTTACTATTTCGCTATATCCGTGCCATATGTTCGACTTCTTACAAAAGCCGTAGGTCATTAGATTTTTTTTGTATTTCTGTCTGGCTTCCTTTAGATCCTCATTGCCGATAAAATACCAACCAACAAGATAGGGTGGGTGCTTTTCAACAGCAACAAAAAAGAAACCATTGCAGGGCTTTCCTGTGGCCTCTTCTAAGCCATCGGAATAGAATGCGGCCTGCACATCGTAACGGTACTTTTTAACGCTCTGAGCGAAGCCTCTGGGGCTTGCGTCCTCTGTTGTTTTGAGGTCAATAATAACGTTGTCAGGCGTCAACCAATCGGGGCGAGCCTTGCAATCAATGTCGGTCTCTTCATCATTCCAGTAAATGGGTTGCTCAGCAATGCCATCCTTTAGAAGATACTGCGCCGTCCGATGACCGCGGACGCTTTCCATTATTCGCTCAACCATTGTGGCGCTTTCTGCATCCAGTGGAATAAGGCCCTTAGAATACTCGAGGAAGTTGGCCCAAATTTCTTTTCCTTCCTTTGTGCGTCGGTCGCAATGAGGGGCAACAGCATAGCGTTTGCCGAACTCAGCGGGCTCAAACACTGCGCAATGAGCAGCCGAGCCAATGATTAGCGCGGGGGTTTCTTTTTGCGGTGAGGCGTTGGGGTTTAGATAGCGCTCGTAATAAAGTGCCGGGGCGCGATTAATTAGGTCGAGGCCGCTTTTTGAGACGCGGCTTGTGTCTGTGTGGTACTGCATAACATTTGCAAATTTATCGCTTTTTTTGTAAATTTGTAGCATATGGAAAAAAATATCGTGACTGATTTAAAAATTAAGGCAATCCAAAAGGGCGTAACCCTAACAAAACTTTGCGCACTTGCAGGCGTGAATCGGTGCGTCTTAACTCACTGGAGCAGAAAGGAGCCGAAGAGCTTAGAAACGTTGAGGAAATTGCAGGATAAACTCGCAGAACTTTGAGTATATTTGCGCCGTTAGTGTGGTGCTAACTGCCTCGGGTTTCGGCTCGGGGCATTTTTTTTGTAAATTTGTTTGTTTTTGTGGAAAACGCCTTTATATTTGCAACCACATAGCACCACATTATGAGTTTAGATATTATTTACCCAATCATTTTAGCGCCTGCTACCATTGCGGTGGCCTACTGCGCTCACGTAATTCGCCGCAACAAAAAGCGCAGAATTGAAACCCCTGAAGCCGAGCCCTACAAATTTGAGCGCGATCAGTTTATTCCAGAATTTGATGAGTTCACGCAAATGCTAGTGCAACGCAGAATGTACAGAGGGAGGGGCGACAAATGAGCATCCGCACTACCATGCTCTGCTTTGCGCAGGCCCTGCTGATTATCTACGCAGGATTTGTATTTGTATCGTGGCAATTTAACCCTGCTACGTGGCCACAGGATGCCCGTTTTACTTTTGTGATAACAGTGGCCGCTTTGTATGCTTTAAACCTTGTAATAAAAAATGACAATTCAAAATGATAATTGAAATCTTAACCGCAGCAACAGCCGGCAGCACGATCGTGCTCGGGCTTGCCATTAACGCCTCACGCGCTCAGGTGCGCGGATTGGCAAAGGAATTAAACCGCAAGACTTTGCAATATGCCAAGCAATCCACGCGACTGCTCGATTTGCAGGCTGAAGCCAGAGCAGAAAAAGACAAATCAAAGACGTGGGAAGATCGCGGGCAGGAATGCGCCAAGCGTTGCCTAGTTGCTGAGAATGATTTGGCAGCAGCGTTGCAAAAATTGTTTGCACTGGAGGCAAAGGAATCAATCAGAAGAGAGCAGGCGAGAGTTAGAAAAGCAAGGCACAGGGCGAAAAAGAAAGGGATGGGGCAATGATTGACCTACCAGAACAAACGATTTCCCTGCACATTTACAACGCTTGCTTTATGATCACCAACATAGAGGAGCGGGATAAATTGAGAGAGTATATAAAAGTTGCCGAGCAGTACGAACTATCCAGACATTCAATAATAAAGCCAAATGATTACAGATTATTTACAACTATACAGCAGAGCACGCAGGGAGAATAAGGAGCTACAAATGCGCATCCTACAAATGACATCCAAATATGAGGCCGAGGTAGTAAGGTTGAAAAACGAACTACTGCGCCCACAGGTAAAATTTACCAGCAAGATGGATGACTTCGCCAAGGTTATGCAATCCGTTTGCATTGCCTGCGACGTAACCCCTGCGCAATTGCTTTCAACATCTAGGGAGGGCGACATTAAGGATGCCAGGCATATGTTGGTTTACATTCTGCGACAGCACTACGCTTTACGTTATTCAGAGATTGGCCGCAGGTTGGGGCGTGATCACTCGACAGCGATTAACAGTTATAGCAGGATGCGGGATTTTTTGGAATACGATAAGTCAGTGCAGAAGATATACAACACAGTAAAGGAGCTGCTCGGGATATGCAATTAAGGCCCTACCAATTGACTGCCGTCGATGAGATCCGCGGGGCTTTTAAGGAGGCTAAGCGGGTTGTGCTATGCCTTCCAACTGGAGCGGGTAAAACGGTTGTATTTTCGGAGATTGTGCGTAGGGTATTGGAAAAGGGGCGCAGGGTGGCAATCATTACCCACAGGCGCGAGTTGTTGAGCCAAGCGGGCAAATTAAACCGCTGCGACATACTGATGGTTGAGACGCTTAACAATCAAATCAAGCGCGGGGTTGTAGATTTGAGCATTTACGATTTGCTCGTTATTGATGAGGCCCACATTGGCAACTTTCGCAAAATTCTGGACGGATTCGACGGCTTTGTGATCGGCGCAACTGCAACGCCAGTAAGTAAGCCACCGATGGCGCAAAGTTATGGCCGCTTGATTAACTCGGTAGGGATTGGTGAACTGATCGCGCAGGGCTATTTGTGCAATCCTATAACCTACGCAATGCATCCAGTCGACACTTCCAAAATTGCCAGCAGAATGGGGGAATTTACAGCGCAGGGATTGGATGACGCTTTCAACCGCCCGAAAGTTTATGACGGTGTTGTGAGTGAGTTTTGCAAGCGTTGGAGGCAAAAGAAAGCGATTGTTTTTTGTGTGAACATTGAGGCCACAATAAATACCGCTGAGGCTTTTGCCAAGGAGTTGGGGGTTGGCAGAGTTTACGCTGTTCATTCAAAACAAAGCGCATACGAAAGAGCCGATTTAATACAGGATTTTATTTGTAGCAAATACGGGATCCTCGTTAACTGCGGAATCGCAACGACTGGCTTTGACTGCCCAGATATTGAGGTTGTTGTTGTGAACAGGGCCACCAAATCCGTAGCGCTATGGCTGCAAATGGTGGGGCGTGGATCACGGCCGACGGCGAGTAAAAAAGAGTTCACTATCCTCGACTTTGGCGAGAATGTGCATCGCTTAGGATTCTGGCAGGAGGCACGCGATTGGGGCAAGGCATTCAACGGGATCGAGCAAAAGAAAGGGCAAGGCGTTGCACCTGTTAAAGATTGCCCGTGTTGCGGTGCTGTGCTCTATGCCTCCGCTCGCTTCTGTGATTTTTGCGGTGAGGTATTTGCAACGGAAAAGAAAGCCGAGCGCGGCAGTTTGGAATTGATGGCCTACGAAAAGCTCAACGGCCGATATCTGTTTGAGATTGCCAAAACGCCAGCCGATCTATGGGAACTTAAAAGCCGTAAAAACTACAAGCAAGCATTTATTGAGCGGGTGCTGTATTATGCCAATTACAGCGAGTTAAGGCGGTTTTGGGATGCAAAAGGCTACACGCAGGGCTATACCAATCGCAGAGAGCGAGAATTTGCCGAAGGTGGCGCAGTTAAAAACTTTATAGTAAAATTATGAGACTAAATTTAAACGGCTACACGCCGAAACAATATGCCGTTTTGATATTGCGGCAGGATCTAAAGTATTCAATTAGGGAGATTTCCGAGCGGTTGGGTTACAGCCAGTCGGGTGTTAGGTACATTTTAAGTATGAAAAAATGAAAACATTTGTAATCACAGTAGAAATAGAGCACACCGATAAGAGCTACAACAGCACAGAAATACAGGAATTTATCCAGGGGATCAGTTTGCCTGAAGCGCAATGGGTGAAAGTAATGAAAAAGGCTTTTAAAGAAACTACACTAGGCCATAACGCTTTTGGGATCGAGGTAACTTATGCAATAAAGGAATGAAACGGAAACGATGGACCCAAGCCGAAACGGCAGAATTTGTGCAGCTGTACCCCACAACAATGGCCAAGGATTTGGCCGAGCGATTCGGTTGCTCAGTTGCGCAGATCTACCACAAACAGCAAAATACTGGCGTTAATAAAAGCACAGATTTTTTGCATCAATACTACAAGGCCAATTTCAAAGGGCACCCGGCTACCCAATTTAAAAAGGGAATGACAAGCTGGAACAAAGGCACCAAAGGCGTAATGATGGGCGGAGTTGAAACCCAATTTAAGAAGGGGCAAAATCCGCACAATACAAAGCCGATAGGCTACCGAAGCACCCGCGATGGGTATATGGTTGAAAAGACGGCCAACGGATTTAAAATGGTGCACGTATTGCTTTGGGAGTCAATTAATGGCCCAGTGCCTAAAGGTTTTTTTGTGGTATTCAAAGACCGCAACAAGGCCAACATCACACTGGACAATCTCGAGCTAATCGACCGCCACGAACATATGAGGCGCAACACAGTGCACAATCTGCCCGAGGAATTGAGGGAAGTATTACACATTAAAAAATCAATCACAAGAAAAATTAACCAATTAGAAAAAAATGGCACGCAACAAAATTAACGATCTACGCGATCACTTATTTGAAACACTTGAACGCCTAAAGGATGGCGATATTGATATTGCAACGGCGAAGGCAATGGCCGACGTTGGGCAGGTTATTATAAACTCGGCAAAGTTGGAGGTGGATTTCATCCGCGCCACTGGGTCTACAAAAGACAGTGGTTTTATTAAGTTGGGCGATGGTAATGAAAAACTGTTATGAGCAAACCAACCCACGCACGAATTGCCCACGTTGAAGTTACCGAAAACGGCATACTTATTAAAGCAATCCACCTACACGATGAAAATGGCGAGTATATTCGCGACGCTAAACTCAACGGGCAACTACTTTGCACGCTAACTGAGCACCTGCTTAAAATTACCATATGCAAATAACCTACCTGCCGAACATTAAACAATCGGCAAAGCACCACGCTATCCAAATCGCTGACTATTTCGCCCTCGTGCGATCTGGTCAGCATTTGGCACTTATTGAGGCGTACAGAAATACCAAAGCGTTAAGCAAAGATGAGCAGGCCGAGGCAAAGCAGCGGATTCCTGCGGTTACGATTTCGGGGACTTTTCGGGATAACGTGAGCAATGCAAACCTCATCCAACACTCAGGGCTTATTTGTATTGATTTTGACGCTGTGGACGATGTGGCTCGGCTGAAGTCAGAACTGGCCAAAGATCCGTATACTTTTGCGGCCCTGCTTTCCGTTTCGGGCAATGGCTTGGCTGCCTTGGTAAAAATTGAGCCAGAGCGGCATTTGGATGCGTTCAATGGATTGAAACAGTACTATTTTAAGAATTACGGCCAACTCATAGACCAGAGTTGTAAGAATGTGAGCCGCCTGCGGTTCCTTTCTTATGATCCGTTGCTGTACGTCAACGAGCAAAGCAAGACGTTTAAAGAGTACCCCAAAAAGGAAGCCAAGCCAAAGCAAGTACACACTGTGCTCACAGGCAATGAATTTGATGAGCTTATAGATAGGATTTGCAGGGGCGGCTATGATCTAACAGAGGGCGCTTACAAAAACTATCTCGACATCGGCTTTGCACTGGCTTCAGAGTTTGGGGAGCGTGGCCGTGAGTATTTCCACGCGGTTGCGGGCCAAAATTCAAAATATGATCATATTAAGGCTGATAGGCAGTATAATTATTGCCTAAGAGATACAGGGCAGAGCAAGATTGCAATCGGCACTTTTTACTACTACGCTAAACAAGCGGGCGTTGAGTTAAAAAGCCAGCAGGCTGTGAAGTTGGAGAACATTGCAAAAATGGCCAAAAAGCAAGGGCGTGCTCAAGAGTCGGTTGTTGAGATTGCGCGGTTGTCTGGAATGGACGTTGAAAAGGCCACGGAAACCGCCGCCGCAGTATTTGGGGCAAATGTTTCGCTTCAGCTTACAGGCCAGACGCCCGTCGCGCTATGCCAGTTATATCTTCAAAACAACCACCAACTGCACTATAACACGATTACCGCAGATATTGAGGACAGGGCTATTTTGTTCAATTCCAAGCCCAAAATTCTCGATGATATGGCGCTAAATACGATGTATCTGCGCTTTAGTGAGTTGACCGATAACAAGATAAGTTTTGAGTTTTTTTGCCGTGTGATTTATTCCGAAATGACCCGCTATTACAACCCATTCGAGGACTTTTTGAAGGCGAATGAGTCAGTACAGCGCAGCCAGCAAATTATCGATGAATTGGCCGCTTGCATAGAAACCACCACGCCGCACGTTGCAAAATATCTCACTCACTGGGGCGTTGGAATGATTGCCAGCGTTTACGGCCATACCTCGCCCCTGGTGTTGGTATTGGCGGGCGAGCGCCAAAACACGGGTAAAACTGAGTTTTTCAGGCGCCTGTTGCCTAAGCCACTCGCCAATTACTACGCCGAGTCTAAGCTAGACGGGGGCAAAGATGACGATATCCTGCTGACAAAAAAACTGATCATTATGGATGATGAATTTGGGGGTAAATCCAAGTTTGAGGCCAAACGATTTAAGGAGTTAACGAGTAAGGCGTCATTCTCAATCCGCTTGCCTTATGGGCGCACCCACCGAGATCTCAAACGCCTCGCCGTCTTAGCAGGAACTACCAACGATTTGGGCCTTATCTCAGATCCAACAGGCAACCGCCGAATCCTGCCAATAAATGTGCTCGGCATCAATCACCCGGCATATAATGCCATTGACAAAACGGCCTTATTCATGGCCTTCTATGACCTATATCAATCAGGGTTCAATTGGCACCTTTCAAGTGAGGATATACTGCAACTAAACGAAAATAGTAGTGAATTTAATGCAATTAATTTTGAAGCGGAATTAATTAACCAATATTTTAGAGTACCACAAAATGGTGATTATAGCGATTATTTAACAAATACCGAATTGAAAATATATCTCGAGGTGAACAGCCAACAACGCATTTTTGACACTCGAAAGTTGGGGATGGAAATGAAAAATTTGGGCTTCCAACAAGTCAAAAGGAAAGTGAATGGGTCAACAATGCGCTGCTATGCGGTTGTAAAAATAGCCAGACAATGAAAAACCGATTTTCTCTGACCACCTCTCAGCCCAATGTTTATACGGGTTTACCCAAAAGGTGGTCAGAGAGGCACGTAAAAAACATAACTTCCCTAGAAAATTATTTTTTCAATTTTCATTTTTTTTATTTTGTAGTTCTGGAAAAGTCTTTGACTTTCTCTGACCACCTGACCACCTTTTGCCTTGCGCCCAATGATAGCAAGCCCTAAGAGGTGGTCAGAGAGCTTTTTTTCTCTGACCACCCTCTGACCACCACACAAATTGCTAACTTTGCTAATATATGACTGAAGATAAAATACAGCAGGAAATTATAATGTATTATAAAAACTATTTCCAAATAAAATATAAGGATTGTTTAATCTTTAGCATCCCCAATGGAGGGCTAAGGGATAAGCGCACGGCAATGCTCATGAAGGCCACAGGATTAACACCAGGGGCCAGTGATCTAATTGTGATATACTTTGGTAAGTTGCTATTCGTTGAAGTCAAGACATCGACAGGCGTGCAGTCAGAAGAGCAGAAGGTATTTGCTGAGCGTGTTAGGGATTGCGGATTTGATTATCATTTGGTGCGATCACTGCTGGACTTTAAACTACTACTGACATGCCAACAATAAACAAGCCTAAGCAGGGAGGCAAGAAGCCAAGGCAATACGTGAAGGGGTCATACATAGAGCCGCGCTATAATACTCAGCATTGGCGCAACCTTCGCGCTTCAGTGTTGCAAGCCTCACCACTGTGCAAAGCGTGTGAGTCTGTTGGATTGATTACCTTGGCGCAGATGGTGGATCACATTGAGCCCGTGAGATTAGGCGGTGAGTTCTGGAACGCTGATAACTTGCAACCTTTGTGCAATTCCTGCCACGCGAGCAAGAGCGCCAAGGAAAGGAATCTTGACCCGTACGGGCATGATGATCTTTAGACAGGACCCACAAAACCGCAGGCATTCCTTTTCTTCACACATGGGCGAAAATAAAGTTTCAAATTTTAACGTATATTTGTAAATATGAAAGGGAGACCACGCAAACCCGTTGATTTAAAAAAAATCGAGGGGACTTTTCGCGCCGACCGAAGTCTTGAGCAGCCGATGATTGTCGAGCTGAGTGTTGGAGTTCCACAACCACCCGCTCACCTAAATGAATTGGGCTTTGAGTATTGGGATATAACTTGCAAGGAGTTGAAAAATAATAACCTACTGGCTGGCGCTGATCTCGGATTGGTTGCCGGGTACTGCAACGAGTTGGGTTTGTATAAAAAAGCCTGCGAGATAAACAACAAAGAGGGCGAGGTTGTTGTTAATAGATTTGGCGAGCGTGTTGTTTCGCCGTGGTATGATGTGCGAAGCAAAGCATTGAAGCAAGCCACGCAGATGGGGCAACTATTTGGAATCACACCAAGCGCCCGGGCAAGAATTGAAACGGGCAACGTTAAGCCAGCGAGTAAATTAGAACTATTAAGAAAACCAAAAACCGCATAACATGAAAAAGACAGTTAACAAAGCAACGCACAAAGCCGCCTTTGAAACGGCGCACGTTGAATACCAGGGGCGCGAGTACAGGATTGAAGAGCGAGGCCACCAATTTGTGATCACCATGGACCAAGGCAGCGGATTCCGTGAGTGTGGCAAGTTTGGTTTGTGGGATGAGGCGTTTGTGTATCGCAACTTGAAACTAGCTGAAGAGGCAAAGGCCATTTTTGAAAGCCAGTGCAAAAAGTTGAAAAGTATATAAGCGATGTGCAATCTGGCGCGGTGCCAGTTTGTGAACACGTGCGCAATGCCGTGGCTCGTTATGTGGCGGATTGTGCAGCGGGTTGGGGATTCTCTGATACCTACGCTTTGCATGCCATTGAATTTATTGAGCAGCTCGAGCATAGCACGGGCGAATATGCTGGCAAGCCGTTTGAGTTGGAGCCATGGCAGGCTTTTATAATTTGGAATCTGTTTGGGTTTCTAAACGAGGACGGATCGCGTAGGTTTACGCGGGCTTATGTTGAAGTGCCACGCAAAAATGGTAAATCGACATTTAGCAGTGCGATTATGCTTTACGGGCTTATTGCGGATGATGAATCTGCGGCGCAGGTTTACAGCGCGGCCACAAAGTTGGACCAGGCCATGATGGTTTTTGGCGAGTCGGTCAGGGTTTGCCAAAATCTGCCCTGGTTGAATGAAGCGCTCACCGTTAACAATTCTGTAAACAATCGGCGCATCCTATACGGGCAATCAATATATAAGCCGCTCGAATGGAATCCAGGCAAGCAGGACGGACTCAATGCGCACTTTTGTTGCATTGATGAATATCACGCCCATCCAAATGATGAGCTCTACAACGTAATCAGAAACTCAATGGGGGCAAGGCGGCAGCCGTTGCTGTTTACAATCACGACGGCGGGCTTTAATCGTGAGGCACCCTGTTACAAGCACCGGCAGTACTGCGCAGGCGTGTTGAGTGGTAACATAAAAGACGATGCTTTGTTTTCGGTGATCTATACATTGGATGAGGGCGATGATTGGACGGACCCCGCAGTATGGGCCAAGGCAAATCCAAACTGGGGTATTTCAGTGAACCCGCGCCAACTTGAGCAAGGATTGACCGAGGCCAAGGAGTTCGTGCACAAAGAAGTTGAATTTAAAACCAAACTGCTCAACGTGTGGACTGATACGGCAATGACTTGGATTTCAGACAGCGATTGGAAAGCGTGCGATGGGATGGACGAGCTAGAAGGCGAGTTGTGCTATGGCGGATTGGATTTGGCGTCGACGGGTGACTTTTGCGCATTCAGTTTATACTTCCCAGAATTTCACGCAATTCGCTCATGGTATTGGCTACCAGTTGAGACAGCCTATAAACGCAAGGACGCCGCAGGGCAATCAATCAGACAGTGGGCAGCCGATGGGCACATTGAGTTAACGGACGGAAACGTAACTGATTACGCTTTTATTAAGGCGCGGGTTATTCAATTGGCGCAGCAGTACGACATTAAAGACATTGCATTCGACCGCTTCAACTCTTCGCAGTTGGTGATTGAGCTACAAAACGAAGGCTTGCAAATGTTCCCGTTCGGCCAGGGCTTTGTATCAATGTCGGCACCTACCAAAGAATTGGAACGATTGACAAAGGACAAACAATTAAGGCACGCGGGCAATCCCGTTACTCGTTGGATGATGGGCAATATAATGCTGCGCACAGATCCTGCGGGTAATATTAAAATAGACAAAGCCAAGTCTGGCGATAAAGTCGATGGGCCTGTTTCGATAGTTATGGCGTTGGGCACTTGCATGCAGGATGCCGCCAAAGAAAAGGAATCTGATTTTTGGTTTGTAAGCTTATGAAATTTTTGGATGACTACATGCAGGAATATTACAACAACCTACCGAAATATCGGACCTATGAGGATGCCTACAACGCAACCGAGGAAAAGTATTTCGGCAAGTTTGGCGTGCGTCGGTACAAAAACTACGATGTATTCAGGGCGGCGCTCAGCAGGTGGTTGGCCCAGGGGCGTAATAAGTAATTTGTTAACGTGAGTAATTTAGGGCAGTTGTAATTTGCGGGCGATGAATCTAAAATTCTGGCAGCCAAAAAGAGCGGAGAAGCGCAGCAGCTTATCGCAGCCAACTGATTGGCTAGTGAATACTTTACAAAATGTTTTCGGATATCAAACAAAAAGCGGTCAGGCGGTTAATGATCGCACGGCGTTATCTATTGCGTCGGTGCACGCGTGCGTTAGAGTTATTGCAGACGGTATTGCGGGGCTATCTTTAAAACTATATAAAGATGATGGCACCAATCGCGAGCAGGTTGTAATCCATTACGCTACGGCATTGGTAAACGAGCCGAACCCATACCAAACGAAATACGATTTCACCAAATACATGGTGAGCCACTTGGCGCTAAAGGGTAACGCCTACGCTTTTATTAATCGCGACAGCAGATATTTGGGCATTGAGTTGCATCCGATTGCACCTGATTACGTGCAGCCAATCATGCAGGACGGGCAACTGTTCTACAAAGTGAATCGCAAGGGCTTCCCTGGCATGATTCCAGCGGCCGACATGTTGCATTTTAAAGGGCTTTGCGGTGATGATCCGCTTGTGGGTTTGTCCCCCATCGTGGTTCACGCCGAAACCTTGGGCATTGATTTGGCAGCAATCAGCCAAAGCGCGGGCGTCTACAAAAATGGAGTATTGAAATTTTTGTTAACATCCGATGCGCAGATTAAACCCGAGCAGGCAGTGCCATTAAAGAAATCACTTGATGATGTAATTGATGGAGCAAGCCGTAGTACTGTGCTACCCAACGGCATCAAGATGGAAAAGTTGAGCCTGTCGCCAGAAGAGGCGCAGTATTTAGAAACCCGCAAATTTTCGGCTGAGGAAATCGCCCGCATTTTTGGGGTGCCCGCTTCCATGATCGGCGCAAAGGATGGCATCAAGTCTAGCGTCGAGCAGGAGTATCAAGATTTTTACGCACGTACTTTGGCATCCTATGCGATTAACATCGAGCAGGAAATGGCCCGCAAGCTGTTAACAGAAAATGATAAGTTGACTTATTACTTTAAATTTAACTTTAATTCGCTGTTGAGAGCCTCCGCCAATGAGCGCGCTGATTACTATAACAAAGGCATTCGCGGCGGTTGGCTTTCACGTAATGAGGCCCGCATGTTTGAGGACGCAAACGGATTTAATGGAGGCGATGAATATTTAATCGAATCCAATTTAATGCCGTCGAGCAAAATCGATGAATACATGGACGCCAAGATTGCGCAACTAATGAGCACCGCCGACAAAAACAACAACCCAGAGGGAACTAATAACACAGAAGTAATCTAATGAAACAAGAAAGGCGCACATTTACGGGCACTGTTCACACCAGAGAGGA